GGCCGGCCCATCCAGGAATGGCACCAGACCCGGCCCCGCAACGAGGCCCTGGACTGCCTGGTCTACGCCCTGGCCGCCCTGCGCCTGTCGGGCAAATCCCTGGACCGGGTTTTGCCCGCCGCGTCCATTGCCATCGCCACCGACCCCGCCACCCCAGACCCCGCCGCCGTGGCGGTGCCGCTGCGGCCCCAACTTCCCCGCCGGGGGGGCGGGCTGGCCCGGCGCTGATGCCCACCCTGCGCGACCTCATGTCCATGATCTGCGCTCACGCCGAGCAGGCGCACGGCATTAGCCTGGGCGAGCAATGCGCGCGGGATCTGGAGCGCCTGATCCGGCAATCCTTTCCCGCCGAGCGGGTGTACATCCCGCCGGCCAACTCCCCGCACGACCCCGCCCGCACCGAAGCCATCCGCCAGGCCGCCGCGCGGCTGCCAACCGGCGTGGTGGCCCAGCGTTTCGGCATCAGCCGGCAGGCGGTGTACAAACTGGCGCGCAAAAAGTAAACCGCCCGGCCACGCCGGTTGTCACCGCCGCCCTAGTCTGGCGGCATGGCTCAAAGCATTCCCACCACGGAACCCACCCGCCTGCGCGCCGGCGATACCTGGCAATGGCGCCGGGAGGATCTTTCCGACTTTCCGGCCACGGCCTGGACCCTCACCTATTGGTTCCGGAACTCCACCGACCATTTTGACGTGAGCGCCGCCGCTGACGGCACGGCCTTTGCCGTGACCGTGGCCAAGGCCAATACCGCCGCCAAGGTGGCGGGTGACTATGACTGGGTCGCGGTGGTGGAATCCGCCACCGAGCGTCACGAAATCGGCTCGGGCCACCTGACCCTGCTGCCGAACCTGGCCACCCAGGCCGCCGCCGATCTGCGCAGCTTCGCCCGGCGCATGCTGGACGCCATCGAAGCCGCCCTGGAATCCCGGGCCAGTACCGATCAACTGGATCTGGTCAACGCCACCCTGGAAGCGCGCAGCATCCAGCGCGATCGGGCAGGGCTGATCGTGTTGCGCTCGCAGTTCCTGGCTGAAGTCCGGCGCGAGGATACCCGCGCCAAGGGCGCCAGCCCGTACCGCATGCTGGCGGTGGGCTAAATGAGCGTGGTTTTGGATCAAGTGGAACTCGGGCCGGTGCGCGTGATTGCCCGCCAGGCCCAGCCCTCACCCGCGCCCAAGGCCAAGCACTGGGCCGAAGTGCAGCGCCGGGCGGCCCAGCCGCCGACGGTGCTCAAGCAGCATCAAACCCGCCGGGCCCGTGCCGGCTACGACGCCGGCAGCGTCAACCGCGTGAATGCGCAATGGGGCATTTCCACGCTGAACGCCAATCGGGAAATCCGCCACACCTTGGTCAATTTGCGCGCCCGCAGCCGCGACCTGGCGCGCAATGACCCGTATTTTAAAAAGTTCCTGGAGCTGGTGGAAACCAACATCGTCGGCGCCGTTGGCATCAGCGTGCAATCCCGCGCCGGTGACGTGGGCCCGGCGCCGGACTACAAATTCATTCAGGACAAGGCCGCCAATTCCATTTTGGAACGGGAGTGGACCGCGTTCTCACGGCGTGGCGCCTTTGAAGTCACCGGCAAGCTGTCGCGCTCCGCGTTTGAGCGCCTGCTGATCCGCACCATTGCCCGGGATGGCGAGGTCTTGGTCAAGCAAGTTTCCGATGGTTCCGCGCGCCACGGTCTGCGCTTTCAGGTTTTGGAAGCCGACTGGCTGGACGAGCGGCTCAATCAGGATTTGCCCAACGGCCATCGGATTGTGATGGGCGTGGAAATGGACGCTTCCGGGCAGCCCGTGGCCTACTGGCTGCACGAGCGGCACCCGGGCGACTTGCCCCAAGGCAGCGGCGCTCACGTGCGTTACCCGGCCAGCGCCCTCAAGCACTATTTCATTGCCGACCGTCCCGAGCAAGTGCGCGGCGTGCCCTGGGGCCATGCCGCCATGTCCCGGCTCTACCAGTTGGGCGAGTTTGACGATGCCGCCATCCTGGCCGCGCGCCTGGGTGCCGACAAGTTCATGATTTTGGAAGATGCCGAAGGCATGGCCGCCGAGATGGCCGAAGGCACCCTGCCCATCGCCGCCGATGGCAATGCCCCCAGCATCAACGAGGGCACCGGCGCCCTGTACTACCAAAGCCAAAAAGGGGCCATCGATATTTTGCCGCGCGGCACCAAGGTGGCGGACTGGGATCCGAATTACCCCTCAGACACTTACGGGCCCTTTGTGCTCGCCGCCCTGCGCGGCGTGGCCAGCGGTTTTGGCATCAGCTATGAGAGCCTTTCCAACGACCGCCAGGGCGTCACTTGGACCAGCATCCGCCATGCCGTGCTGGATGAGCGTGAGCACTGGAAAACACTCCAGGATTGGTTTATCGAGACCTGGGCCTGGGATGCCTACACCGCATGGCTGGATAGCGCCCTGCTGGCACCGGGCCGGCCCCTGGCCTACCTGCCACCGGGCAAACGCGACAAGTTCCTGGCCCCCGTGTTCAACGGCCGGCGCTGGGATTGGGTCAACCCCAAAGACGACATCGAAGCCAAGGCCGAAGCCCTGCGCCTGCGCCTGACCAGCCATCGCCGCGTGCTGGCGGAACAGGGCCTGGACCTGGAAGAAGTCCTCGCGGAAATCCAGGACGACCGGCAACTGGCCGCCAGCTACGGCGTTGACCTGGATGCCGGGCTGGCTGGGCTGAATCTGCCCGCCCCATACAACGATGGAGAAGACGATGAAGTGGTATGAGATCAAAACCCGCGCCAAGGCCTCCGGCGAGCAATACGCCGAAGTCTTCATTTATGGCGACATTGGCGAGTCCTGGATGGGAGAGACCGTTGCCGCCAAGGACTTTGTGCAGGAAATCGCCGCCCTGGAAGTGTCCGCCCTGACCGTGCGCTTGAACAGCTACGGCGGTTCCGTCACCGACGGCCTGGCCATCCACAACGCGCTCAAGCGCCACAAGGCCCGCGTCACCGTGGCCATTGATGGCGCCGCGTACAGCATTGCCAGCCTGATCGCCATGGCTGGCGACGAGATCCACATGGCATCCAACGCCATGCTGATGATCCACGCCCCCTGGGGCGGTGCCATCGGCAACAGCGCCGAGCTGCGCGACTACGCCGACGTGCTGGACAAGATGGCCGGCGCCATGGCCACCACCTACGCCGCCCGCACCGGCCAGCCCCTGGACGACATGCTCGCCTTGCTCACCGATGGCCTGGACCACTGGTACGACGCCGAGGAAGCGCTGGCCCAGGGCTTCGTCACCCACATCACCGACGCGCTGGCCCTGGCCGCCAGCGCAAACCGTTTCACCGATCCGGCCCTGCGCCGGGCCGTGAATCCCCCGGCGGTTGCCGCCGCTGTCACCCCCCCTGAAAAGGAAACCAAAATGCCTGATCTGAACATCCCGACTCCGGCGGCCGCTCCCGACATCGCCGCCCTCACCGCCCAAGCCGCCGCCGATTACCAGGCCCGCGCCAAGGCCCTCATGGACACCGGCCGCGCGTATGCCGCGCATGGCGGTATCGACCTGGCGGCGCAAGCCGTGGCCGAAGGCTGGAGCGAGGCCGATCTGAACGCCAAGCTGCTGGCCGCCGTGGCCAAAGGCCCGGCCCACGCCAGCTACGGTCAAGGCGCCCGCGCTGAAGACAACCTGGACCGCAAAACCTTCGGCTTCAAGACCATGGGCGAGTTTTCCTTCCACGTGCGCAATGCCGCGCTGGGTAACGGCCGCCTGGACCCGCGCCTGAAGGCCGCCGCCACCACCTACGGCAACGAGTCCGTCGGCCCCGATGGCGGTTTCGCCGTGCCCCCGCAGTTCGCCAGCGAGATCGCCGCCCTGGCCCTGGAAGAACAATCCCTTCTGTCCCTGGCCGATGCCATGCCGGTTTCCGGCAACAGCATGAGCTTCCCGCGCGATGAATCCACCCCCTGGGGTTCCACCGGCGTCATTGCCACCTGGGACGGCGAGGGTGACACCGCCAATCAGCGCAAGCCGGTTTTGGGCCTGGATACCCTGCGCCTGAAAAAGCTGCGCGTGCTGGTGCCCGCTTCCGATGAGCTGCTGGCCGATTCCGTCGCCATGACTGCCCACCTGGTGCGCAAGATGGGCGAGGCCGTGCTGTGGAAGACCAACGACGCCATCATCAACGGCACCGGCGCCGGCCAGCCCCTCGGCATCCTGAACGCCGGCAGCCTGGTCGCCCAGGCCAAGGAAGGTAGCCAGGCCGCCGATACCATTGTCGCCGGCAACATTGCCAAGATGTACGGCCGCTGCATCCAGGGCGCCGGGTCTAATCTGGTCTGGATCATGAACCCGGACGCTTTCCAGCAGATCGTCCAGTTGTCTTTCAATGCCGGCGTGAACTGGATGGGACCGAACGCATCTCTGCAAGGCGCGCCCAACGGCACCCTGATGGGCCGCCCCATTGTCCTGTCTGACGCCTGCGACACCGTGGGCGACCAGGGCGACATCATCCTGGCCAATATGGCTGGCTACCGGGCGATTACCAAGGCCGGCGGCGAGGAGTTCTCCGAGTCCATGCACCTCTGGTTTGACCAGGACGTGACGGCCTTCAAGCTGGTGTTCCGCATGGATGGCCAGCCCGCCCTGTCCGCCGCCGTGACGCCGCCTAACAGCAGCATCACCCGCTCTCACTTTGTCGCCTTGGCCGCTCGCGCCTGATGACCCTTGCCCCGGCTTGTCCGGGGCAATTAGAACCGAAAGGACACACCATGCCCCGTCTCACCGACAACGCCAAGATCGTTCTTGGCTCTCCCATCATCGGCGCCCTGGCCACCACCAACGGCGATTGCGATTACGTCAGCCTCAAGGGTTACGAGCGCGCCACCATTTTGATTCAAGTGGACAACGCCACCACCGTCACCGGCGGCGCCATCACCTTGAAGCAAGCCACCGCCGTGGCCGGCACCTCGGAAAAAGCCCTGGCCTTCAGCAGCATGTGGGCCAACACCGATTGCGCCGCAGGCGACACCCTGACCGAAACCGCCGTCACTTCCAACACCTTCACCACCGACACCACGGACAACAAGAATCTGATGTACGTGATCGAGGTGGCTGCCGACGACCTGGACGTGGCCAACGGCTTCGACTGCATCCGTGTGGACTCCCTGCTCATGGCCAACGCCGTTGGTGCAGTGACCTACATCCTGCACGGCGCCCGCTACGCCAGCCCGGTCGCCAGCGCCGCGATCACGGACTGACCTTCGTCCGCTTTCTCCTCCGGCCCACCCGGCCGGAGCTGAAAACGGATGGAGACGAGACCCCATGATCCGCCACGACGAGCGCCTGGCCAGTATCCACCCGCACCTGGCGGACGTGGTGCGCCGAGCGGCCATGTATTTGCCCTTTGAACTGCTGGTAGTGGAGGGCCTGCGCACCCCGGCGCGTCAGCGCGAGCTGGTGGCCAAGGGCGCGAGCAAGA